AAATGCCCGTATAGAAAGGATTTCTTCCTATTAACTGACATCCCAAGGAACTCTAGAGCCGAGCAAACGTCGGCGGCACGATCTGTGGGAACGATCATGTCGTCACCGAAAACGCTGTAGTCTTCACCGCAGATACCACACCCGAGGGCGTGGCAAACCGCGGCGAAGATGAGCGTCTCCAGCTCGAACGTGTAACCGTTGCCCATAGCGGAGAATTTCTCCAGCCACACGCGCTTACCGTCTACCCTGGTAAAGGGCGTACGGAGGTCAGCGAGTAGCTCGTACCACTCGTCAGGTAGAAGTAACCTGACGAGCTCGCGGCTAATGGTGTCACTAGCATTAGAAAGGTCTAGAGTAGCGTGCTTGCCATCCCGGCTAGCACGACAAGCCCAAAGACGGTGCTTGACTTGGGCGTCCGAGGTACCATCCTCGAAACGCCCGTTACCTCGCTCGAGGAGCGAAACTCTTGCGAGCCGCTCCTTGAGAAAGGCGCCGACCCCTAACTGCAAACTCACGTTGGCAGCGGGGGCGACGTCAATGCATCGATCCTTCTTCGCATCCTTCGGGACGGTAGTGAACCGCCCCGAATCAACTATGAAAGGAGCCTTTCCGGTTGCCATCCAAACTCGGCCCCAGGCAGTCCGCATCAACAGCGGAAGGTAGGGGAGTGCCCGAGTCGAGACGGCGAGCTCTGTGTTCTCGATTTTATCAGGTACCGTATTACGCGGTGCCTTATCGAGGTACGTAGCACCAGGACCAAAGCGAATCTCGAGCGTGTTTGGAACACGTCCGAGGACAGACTTAATGAATGACCTAGCCCGGTCGATAAACTGGGCAATAGGCACCTCCGAGGCCTCGTAAGGGCCGTTGTGGATATGGCGCTCGCGCCACACACGGAGTCTATCGTTGGTTCGCTTATTGATGAGCTCACAGCTCCAGAAGGTGGACCTCGCAACATCAGCGGTTTTAATGCCGACATCGAAAGGAGTCTTCTTAAAGAAGTTTGCCAATACCGCATCGTAGTGGTACGAGCGGGCATCAATGTAGTCAAGCGGATTGATCTCAAGCGAGACCAACCCCAGGGTATCGCCATCTTGCAAGAGCCGGGAGGCTCGAGAAGCAAGAGGCGAGCTACGGGCCGCAAGAAGACGGCCGTAAACCTTCGCAAGCTGCTTGTCCATGGTTCACTTTCTGTACGGTTGACAACACGTCGCCCTCCCGGGCGACATCAAGCCGAACTCAGAAGAACTGAGTGCGGTTCTTGAAACTTTCCTTCACCGTCGCGTTGACGACGAAGTTGGTGTGTTGGGTGACCAGCTCCAGGGTCGAGGCGTCAGCCACGTCCTCGGAGATGTACAGCTTGGTGACCATGTAAGGGACACGTTGGAGGCTGTTGTTGCCAGCGAGGTCGGTCACGACGACCGGCCACTTGGTGACAACCGACACCTCTTTCAGGGTCCCGGACTTGTTGGCGTCGCGCACCGACTGCTGGACCGTGGGACGATGACCAGGCGCAAGCGAGGTCATATCTTCACGGCGCCAGACGGCAGGGGCGCCAGGGCCACCCGGCGAAATGCCGGTGAAGGTCTTGTCGACGTTGGCACTGTCTTTGACGGCGATGTTTTGCATCGTGGGCATGAGTAGCTCCTTTGGGTGAGTGGAAGGTGCCAGCAACCTAGCTGGACTTGAAAGCCTTCCATTGTTGAACAGCTAAGGCGGACAGCGTGACCGCATAGCCAAAGTTCATGTTGGGCACACGAATACGAGAGTACAGTGTGGGAATCGCAAGATCCGTTGGGATCGTACGACGGTAGAACCGACTTGTGGCCGTCCCCTCTTGTGAAGAGGAAGGCCGGAAGGTCCCCACTACTGACGATTGGTAGCTGACGACTGGGTTCGATAAAGAGAACCCGAGCGTGTCTGTGAATGACTCCAGGTAACGACCGAGGGGAACGAACCCTTCGATCAGAAAACTGAACGGCACCACATCCCAAGCTACGCTCGCTGGGTTAAGCAACCCCAACGAGTTGGCTAGCGCGACATTCGGGTTTGAAACCACGACATCGGCGCTAACACGCACCCACATAAGTGAGGTGTAACTCCAGAGGTAGGTACCCTCATTGGATACCTCCTTTCCTTGGAAGTTAGCTCCAGTTACCCGCGAGGTTGGAAACTCGCGGCCTAGCTGCCTTGCGGCGGCAAAGATGTCCTGGAACAACGGAACCCAACCGAAAGAGTACTCGAGGATTTCGTCCTCGATTGCTTCACCCTTTCGGCGTTTCCAATGATCGCGCGCTGATGCAGGCACTTCGA